TGCTGCTGATGGCACGACTACTGCCATAGTGTTGACTGAGGGGTTGGTGTTAGGAGGGTTGGAGCACATTAAAGATGACATGAGTCGCACTGAGGTGTTGAGGCACATTGGTGAGTTGAGTGGGCATGTGATAGATGGGTTGAAGAAGAAGGCCAAGAAGGTGAGCACAAACATGCTGCTTGACGTGGCGACTATAAGTGCTAACAATGACCGTGAGGTAGGTAAGATTATTGCTGACGTGTACAAGGCTGTTGGCAAGAGTGGCATAGTAACGGTGGAGCGGAGCCAGACAAGTGAGACATATGCTGAGACCACGCAGGGGCTAAAGATTGACAGGGGGTACACAAGCCCACTGTTCATTAATGATCAGAGCCGAGATGAGTGCGTGTTTGAGGACGTGCATGTGCTGGTGGCTGACATTGAGATAGGTAACATCTTGCAGATTGAGAACGTGCTAAAGCCAATCATTACTGATGGGAAGAAACTACTCATTGTGGCACCGTGCCACGTGAACGTGGTGAACACACTTGCTGCAAACGTGATGAAGAACAATCTAAAGATGTGCGTGGTACAACCACCTAGCTTTGGGTACAAGCAGCATGAGCTGATGCAAGACCTTGCGGTGAGTGTCGGAGCGACATACTTCAGCGAGAAGACAGGCGATGACCTGAGCCAAATTAGTATTGATGACCTTGGGCATGCAGCCAGAGTGGTGGTGGGCAAGGACAAGACCATTATCCTCAAGTCTGACTTCAAAATTGACGGAGTCAAGATTGAGGAGCGAGTGGCACAACTATGGCAGGCACATAAGGTCGCAAAGCGTAAGGCTGACAAGGACCACCTGCTTGAGCGCATTGCCTCACTAACCGGTGGCATCGGTGTGATATACGTGGGTGGGCGGACTGACCTGGAGCAGAAAGAGTTGTACGACCGTGTTGACGATGCGGTGTGTGCGGTGAGGAGCGCATTGGAGGAGGGCATCCTTCCTGGTGCTGGCAAGGCGTTGCTAGATGAGACTGCCGTGATTAGAAGAGAGCTATTCTTTAACTTGAGCAAGGAGCGTAATGCTGCCATTGAGATATTGTCAAATGCGATGATGGCACCGTTCCAGCAGATCCTAGCGAACGCTGGGCTAAAGCCAAGTGACGTGTACAAGGAGGGCGTGGCTGTGGGGCATGGGTACAACCTAAAGACTGCTCAGACAGGTGACCTCATTAAGATGGGTGTGATTGACCCGTTGAAGGTGACTCGAAGCGCGTTGCAGAACGCTGTGAGCGTAGCGACAACTATTCTAAGCACTAATGCCATCATAACAATTGCTAGACCATACTAACTATGGAGACAATACTTAACCCATTTGGCCATGGCCAGGCGAGCAGAGTGGTTGACGAGAACCGTAAGGCTTGGCCTGAGTACCTACAGACTGCTGTGGTGTACGATGAGAATGAGTTCTATGTGCTGTTCGAGGATGGGCTGCTTGTAAAGAAGGGCCGCTCTAAGTTCCGTACAAGTCAATACATCAACGGTGAGCGGTTCAAGACGTTCAGAGAGCACTATGAGAACGCTTAAGTCATGGGTCATTGTGGTGGGTCTGGCTGTGGTGTTTGCACTGCTGGTCATATGGTGGTACGAGTTCCTGACAATGTGATGGAGCCACCATTTGCAATTAAAGTAGGTGAGGTGCTTGAGCAGATTGAGCGCATGCTCATTGAGAAGAACCGCAAGTATGGCAACTCAGCCCTTGAGCCTATTGGTGTGTTCAGTAAGCTCTCCCCTAAGGAGGGCCTACTGATACGCATCGATGACAAGTTGAAGCGAATCAAGAACGGGAGCCTTGATAAAGACGATGAGGACGTGGTGAATGACCTGATTGGGTACCTAGTCTTGTTAAAAATTCATGCAAAATTCGGATGATATCCGAATTAGAATAGTTTTTTAGACACGCCAATCTGGTGAATACGCTGCAATGGCTGGTACTGGTACTGGAACAAGTACTTGTTGTCCAGATAAGATGCTGATGCACTAGGTTGGAGGAGTGAGTTTACTCCTAAACCCAAGTAAATACCCTTAGGCTTCTGTACAATTGTGCGAGTTTCTGTGTTGGTTACCGTGTTGGTTACCACTGGTATTTTAAAATCGTTCGTAACGCTCATTTTAAGGACCTCTCCGAGGACTTCTCCGCTCACATAGGTGTTACCATACTCAAAAGGAGTTGTCGTGCTGAAGGCCTTAATAATGGGCTTGTGGTCAACTAGCACTGTGTCCCTAAGAACTTTCTGTTTTATCTTTGTTTTAGGCACATATACCGTGTCTTTTACTTCAACTATGAGAGTGTCTGTTTCAGTTACGGTGGTAAACCTATAAATCTCCTCTGCTTCAGGCTTAGGGTAGATAATAAAGGTCAGAACCATACCAATTAAAAAAGAGATGATGGCTATTTTTATACGCTCATCGTCAAGTAACTGTCTCATTATTGCTCGATAAATAAATTGTCTTCTGCTAATATTTTTCTTAACTCCTCACGGCACCATTTATAAGCCTGATAGGTCTCATCAGATAATTCTTTGTACTTCATTTCAGAACGTAGCAACTGGTCAAAGTCCCAAATGGCATCTTTATAATTATGCCCATTGATAGCGGCTTGGAAGTCCTTGTTATCTTCAGGCAAATTAAATTCTAGTACTGCTTTCATACAATTCCTATATATTCAGCCTTAGCATCAAAGGAGGGGCATGCTTTCTTTACATCAGGGAAGTCCCGATGCCCTTGAATAATCAAGCACTTATTCTCACTCCACTCAATCACTTCTTTTATGCATAACAAAATTGCTTTTTTTTGCGCATCTGTTCTATTGTCACTGGGTTTTCCTTGCTTATTAACCCCACCAATGTAACTGATGTGGACAGAATCCTTGTTAAATCCTTTGACTCCATTGGCAATCCCATTCAAATCGAGCAATCTATGTACGGTTCCGTTGGGTTCAACTAAGAAATGGTAACCAGGTGACTTCCATTTAAGGCTATCCTTCCAATATTTTTGAATAGAAGAAACTGTAGCAGTCTGTGGGGTAGCCGTACAATGAATAGCGATATACTTTATTGGGCGTTTCATAGTGGGAACTTGCAACTATCTATTAACAACTCGTAGTTTCTTATATCTTTTTTATGTGTTTCCTTACCAGATAGAGTAAGTATCCTTCCACCTGTAGGTTTTATAGGGGCACCACGCTCAACATGCCATCCAAATGCTCCATCTTGGTATTCTTCCTTGTAAGAGCCTGTGATTGCTAGGTGAATCTGCTTGTGAACAATCTCATGCACATGCTTTCCTGGATTAAATTGAATAGCATCACGTACATCATTACGGCTAGAGTTCTCATGTATGTGGCCCATCACAAAAATGTCCATGTTCTCATACATTTCTAGGGCACGTGTTAAGTTGATGGCTCCCTTTGTAACTATTCCTCCCCCACCTGAGCCGTGGAAGTACTTTAAATTTTTTGACATGTAGGTATTATTACCTAGATGATGCTTTAGTACTATCCATCCACCATATCCACCAGTATAAACGCTTGTCTTATTGGTGTAGTTTAGCAAATCAACGAATCGTTGTAGCGGATCGGTCTCTAAGTTTTTTATGATTGCAGTCTCATGGTTACCATATCCAATTACTGTGAGAAGATGTGCGTATGGAGACCACCAATCCACAGCATCTTCAATGACTGCATCGATATAGTTGGATTTGTTATGCTCAGGTAGAATATCCTTCTTGTTTCTTCTTGGATCATATTTCCCTTGCATGAGGCATAGGAAATCTCCGTTGATAAAGATGGGGATATTTTGTTTTTTGCAGTAGTCTAGATGATCCTTTAGCTTTTCTCTATCACACTTTGGGTTATCCCAGTGCAAGTCTGATAGTAGTGCTAATTTTGTTTCTTCTCTGTCAAGTTCTAGTACGTGAACATTTCTGTTAACCTTTTTTAGATTCATCAGAAGCTTATTTGTTGTCCATAAAGTTACTATTTTTTTTTATTTTCCAAATTCCTTTGTTATATTAGAAACATAAAAATAATCCTATGGCACTAAATCAAAGAGATTATCGCAACTTTGTAGATGGACTTCTAGTAGGGGTTGTATTCGGAGTGGTTGTGTCCACTATCCTATTCTTAGCCTTTACATGACCATAGTCGAACAGATTATGATTGACTACCCAGAGGAGACATTCTATGTTATCTATGGGTTTGATGATGCAATTATAGGGTTTGATGAGTCGTATAGAAGATTAGTCTATGACATCGACAAGGTAATAGACATCCTTGTTCTTGATGGAATGACTTATGATGATGCTGTAAAATTTTATGATTTTGAAATACTGGATGTTTACTTTGGAGAAGGAACTCCTATCTTTGTAAAAAATTATACATGAAAGCAATAGGAAAAAACATTGTAATCAAATCTATTGACGAGGAAGTTAAGACTTCTTCAGGACTATTACTATCAGGTGAGGACACCAATCAATTACGCTACAAGCGTGGAGTAGTAATCAACTCAGGCACAGACGTTCACAACATCAAGGCTGGAGATGAGGTGTACTACGACAAGGCGAATAGTTATGTGATGATCATCAATGATGAGCACTGCGTAATTATTCAGGAACGTGACGTAGTTCTTGTCCTGTAAGTTTATTCTGCTTTAGTTCCTCATTCATAGTAATAATCATATTCCTGTAGACCTTGTCTGAGAACCTTACGTTCTTCTTGAACATGGGATTGTTGCACATTGTCTCAGGGATTTCTTCTCCCTCTAACTTTTTGTAGATTGAGTTAATCATTCGCTTTGCTTTATAGGATAGGCAGTATAGTGCCTTAGATCTCATGGCAGGTCTACCTTTCTGCTTGCTTGCGAATAGTTCAATCCAACCATCATGTATTAGGCGATAGAATCTATGTTTATCCCAGGCAAATATATTTTCATACTCCCTGAATGTACTGACATTAAAGTATCGTTCTGAGTACAGGTAGAGCAGCATGTCTAGGTCTGCTTGGCTGAGATTGTGCCTTACCTTAAAATATTCACGGATTACTTTCCAGAATTTCAAGTAGTCTCTTTTATTTGATTTCATTTTTATTATTACATTTGTAAACAAAGGTAAACATAAAAGACATGAAACCCTGCACACAAAAAGTTAAAACCGCAACATCTTACAAACCAAAGAAAAAATGAAAGGAGATCAGAAAATGGCCATGGGTATGCCCAAGGCTGCTGTCCTAGGTGGACCAAAGAAAGCTGTTAAGGCTATTAAGGCTGTTAAGGCTGCCGCTAAGAAGCTAGGCAAGAAGAAGTAATTATGGCTGAAAAGTCTAAAATGAAATGTAACCGTGTCGTTGCTTCTGACAGACCCGGCAAGAAGAGAATGGTAAAGGCTTGTGCTAATGGACAAGAGAAACTAATTCACTTTGGTGCCGAGGGTTATGGTCATAACTATTCAGCAGCGGCACGGTCTTCATTTAAGGCTCGTCATAAATGCGATACTGCAAACGATAAGTTATCCGCTAGGTACTGGGCATGCAAGAATTTGTGGGCTGGACCTGGAGGATCTAAGCAATCATCACCTAAGAGCAAGAGAGGTAAGTACTAATGAGTCAGTCTTGGAAAAGTAGAGGTCACTATTTGAAGGATGGAACTGAATGGAAAGGCCATCAGCATGCATCTGGTAATAAGATTATGACTGGTAAAAGCCATACTGCTTCCAGTAAAGATTTGTATCACTTCATGGAGTTGAGTTCTCAAGCCAAGAAGAAAGTATTGTCTAAAGGTAAGAAATGAAAAAGACTATAGACGATAAAATAAATCGTATAGATAATAGCAAAAGACTCAATAAAAAAATTGAGAGGAAATACGAACGTCTTGAAAATAAAATTGCTAAAGCAAAAGGTGATACTGAAAAGTTAAAAAAAATTGATAGAAAGTACGGATACAATTATGAAGCCGCAATTAAATCAGGACTAACTCCTGATGAAACTGGACATTGGGGAAGTATAGATCCAAATACAGGAATGATTTTAAAAGGCAAGAGACATCCTTCAATAATGAAAACAAAAAAAATTGAAAGAGTTCTTGGTAATAAGATTGTAAAAAAGGGCGGAGAAAGATATAGTGTTCCAAGAAAAAAATGAAAGACTCTTGCTATAAAAAAGTTAAAGCATCTTACGATGTGTTCCCTTCAGCTAGGGCATCTCAGGCCATTGCTAAGTGCAGGAAGGCATCAGGTAAAGTAACTAAGTCCGAGAAGGGTTCTAGTATTAAAAGATGGGAAGCGGAGAAGTGGCAGGATACTAAGACTGGTAAGGCTTGTGGTGCTGGTGGGCGTAATGAGTACTGCCGACCGACCAAGAGAATATCATCAGAGACACCAAAGACTAAGAGTGAAATAAGTCCAGCAAAACTTGCTGCAAAGAAGGCAGAGAAAAGTAGAGTTGGCATGGGTAAAAGAATTTCCAAAGTTTAACTATATTTGTTCATCATTAAAAATCAAATCAAATGGCACAGAAAGTAACAAAGACAAACGCTGAATTGCTAGAGTTAGTAAGAGCGTTGAACGTAACCCCTACTGAAAAAGGCAGTAAGGCAGAGGCAAAGATTAAGAAGATTGTAGACAAGATTAAGCCTCTATTTGACCAGTACAATGAGAGACGTGAAGACATTCGTCTTGACCATGCTCACACTGAATCCAATGGTGTATTGGAGTTGAATGAGAAGGGTGAATACAAATTCACTAAGGATGGAATCAAGGCTATGGCCAAGGACATGAAAGCATTGCTTGATGAGACCTTTGAATTCTATCAGTTTACTTTCTCAAGTGAAGGTATTGAGAACTTTAAGTTCTTAGCAGGATGGGTTGAAAGCATTGAGGCTGAGCAATCTGCTGAAGAGGTTGAATAAATTATTCATCTAATAACAGTAAGAACGGCATCAGTCTTAATTGGTTGGTGCCATTCTTTCTTATAAAGAATATGAAAAGTAAAGGACTAGGAGATACTATCGAGAAAGTAACAACAGCCACTGGAATCAAGAAGGTGGTTGAGACTGTTGCAAAGGCAGCAGGAAAAGATTGTGGCTGTGGAAAAAGAAGAGATACACTTAATAGGTTATTACCATATAATGAAGATTAATTAATAAGATCATGGCATATCAAAAATTACAAGCATCAAGAGCATCAGTAGTAACTAAGAGTGATACTGTTGACATTCCAAGTGTATCTACTGAGAATGGCACAGGCAATAATGGTTGCGTACTATACGTTGGAACAGGTGGAATTCTACGTGTTCTAACAGCAGGAGGAGATGACATTACATTCCAGAATGTACCAAATGGCAGCTTCATCCCTGTACAAGTAGTTAGAGTTTTTGATTCTACTACAACAGCCTTAAATATTGTAGCACTATGGTAATCGGAATTATTATCAGCATCTAACATGGCAAAGGCGATAGTAAGCAGCATCTACAAGAAGAAGCACAAGAAGAAAGGCTTGGCTGCCAAGAACTCTACTAGCAGCAATAAGGGAAGCAAACTTTATAAGAAATCTTATAGAGGACAGGGAAGATGAAATATCTACAATATCTCCTGGCTTCTGTGCTTTTATTTTTTGTCCCAATACATGGACTTCTTGTTGCCGTTGCTATGGCTATTATCCTTGATACTTTTACAGGAATATTCAAGTCTATAAAACTACACGGTTTGAAAAGTATTAGAAGTAGAAAGTTATCTACTATCATTAGTAAGATGCTTCTCTATGAGGTTACCGTTCTTTTGCTTTTCCTTATGGACAAGTATTTATTGAATGAGTTTGTAATTTTATGGTGGGGCATTGAGTTTATGTTTACCAAAATGTGCGCTATAGTTCTTATATTTATAGAACTAGTATCAGTTAAGGAAAACATAGAAGAAGCTTACAATATCGATATATGGAAGATGCTCAAGAATTTTTTGAGCAGAGCCAAGGAGATTAAGTCTGATATTGGCGGACTAAAATAAAATTCAAATAATGGCAAAGATAAGTACATACCCAATACTATCAAATCCTACCATCAATGACATTCTAATTGGAACTGATGTAGAGGACTTGAATATCACCAAGAACTTTTCGATAGGTTCTATAATTGATATAATCGGTAATGAGTTTGTACCATATGTTGGTGCAACTGGGAACGTAAACCTAGGTGCATTTAATATTACAGCCTCCTCATTTATTGTTGCAGGTGGTTCAGCCTCTCAATTTTTAAAAGCAAATGGTACGCTTGACTCTACGGTCTATGTACCTGCATCAAGAACGCTTACAATCAACTCTATAACATTTGATTTAAGTGCTAACAGATCATGGAGCTTAAATACCATTGATACATTAACTACTATAGGTACAAGCGGTGCTGCCACCTATATTGGTAAGACTCTTAACATCCCTCAGTATCAGGCTCAAGGCAGTTACATCACTCAACTTAGTGGAGAGGCTACTGCTGTAGGGCCTGGCAATGCTACTGTTACGCTAAGTAATTTGGCTGTAATCAGTAAAGTATTGACTGGATTGAATATCACAGGTGGTACTGTTACTGATACAGACAGCATCCTTACTGCATTTGGTAAGGTACAGAATCAGATTAATGGGTTAACAGGTGGAGTTACTTATCAGGGCACATGGAATGCTGCTACCAACACTCCAACTTTAACAAGTTCAGTAGGTACCAAAGGATATTACTACGTAGTAAATGTCGCAGGTAGCACAAACTTAAACGGTATTACCGATTGGAAACTAGGTGACTGGGCTATCTTTAATGGTTCAACTTGGGAGAAGGTAGACAATACCGATGCAGTTGTTAGCGTTAATGGATACACAGGAGCAGTTGTGCTTACCTTCAGCGATGTCGGAGCACCTCCAGCAACAAGAACGCTTACCATCAATGGTACAACATTTGACTTAACTGCTAATAGATCATGGACTGTAGGTGATGTACGTACAGACCAGACTTATTCTAACCCTACTTGGATTAGTTCACTTGCATGGGGTAAGATTACAGGCACTCCTACTACCCTAGCAGGATATGGCATTACTGATGGTGCTTCAAATACTACCACACTTACTATTAATGGGACAACATTTGACTTGTCTGCGAATAGAACGTGGAACGTAGGGACTGTAACAAGTGTAGGCACTAGTGGTCCACTGACAGGTGGTACTATTACAGGTTCTGGAACGATAGGCATTACGCAGGCAGGAGCAAGTTCAGATGGATATCTGTCTAGCACTGACTGGAATACATTTAACAATAAGCAGAACGCATTAACTAATCCTGTAACAGGGACTGGTACAATTTTCACTTTGCCAATGTGGAGTGGTGCTACATCACTAGTTGATAGCCCATTGTCTTATGGTCCTGATACATTTAACTTCCAATACAATAGCGCAACTGGTGGTACCGTAAACTTTACAAACATCGGATTGACTGCTTACACTTACTCAATTCAGATGAACAACTTCGGTTCTCCGAGGTCAACTGTCCATAGTTATACTGATGGCGTTGTAGTTCAATCTATTGGTGGTACACAGGTGTCTAGAGTGTTTGCCAATGGCAACACAATACTTGGTGCTGGTGTAGTAGACAATGGGTACAAGCTTGAGGTTAGTGGTAACCTGTATGTGAACAGCATTGTAAATGCTACTACTGACACTGACAGATTTATTGTATCTGATGGAGGTCTTATTAAGTACAGAACAGGTGCTCAGTTATTAAGTGACATTGGAGGACAAGGATCTATTACTCTTACTACTACAGGGTCTTCAGGAGCTGCTACATTAGTTGGTAACACATTAAATATTCCTGAATATAGCACTGCATTAACAGGATATGTTCCTTATTCAGGTGCTACTCAAGATTTGGATCTTGGAACGTATGGATTGATTTCTGACTTCGTTAGGTTTAATCCATCAAGCAGCAACATTCCTTCTGCTGAGGGAGTGATGTCTTGGGACAATACTGATGGAACCGTTAGGCTTTCTGTAAAAGGTAATACTTATAGTGTTCCAATTGGCCAGAGTGTTATCTCTAGGGTTAGAAATAGCACAGGAACAAATCTACTTAGAACAAACTATCAGGTTGTAAAGGTAGCAGGAGCACAGGGCCAGAGACTTGCAGTATCATTAGCTCAGGCTAATAATGATGCAAACAGTGCTTCGACACTAGGATTAGTTTGTGAAAATATATCTGCTAATCAAGAAGGGTTCATTGTAAATATTGGTCAAGTTACTAACATTAATACGACTGGTAATCTTCAAGGTGAGACTTGGAACGATGGTGATGTACTTTACTTGAGTCCAACAATTCTAGGAGCAATAACAAACATTAAGCCTGTTGCCCCACAGCATACTGTTATCATTGGATACGTTGAGTATGCTCATGCAAATAATGGTAAGATTTATGTAAAGATTGATAATGGTTATGAGCTTGAGGAGTTGCATGACGTTTCTGCTGAACCATTTATAAATAACGGATTACTCTATAGAGACACTACTTTAAATCTTTGGAAGAGTGCAACAATTAGCACTATCCTTGGATATACTCCTGCTCCTCAGGGAAATTACATTACTGCGCTAACAGGAGAGGTTACTGCAAGTGGACCTGGTTCTGTAACTGCTACATTATCAAACTCTGCTGTAACAGGAAAGGTGTTGACAGGATTGAATATCACTGGCAATGCAATTGTTAGTACAGATAGTATTCTTACTGCGTTTGGTAAACTTCAGAATCAAGTTAATCAACTAGTTGGTGGACTTCAGTATGAAGGAACTTGGAACGCATCGACTAACACGCCTACCATTACTTCAAGTGTTGGAACGGATGGTACATTCTATATTGTAAGTGTAGCAGGTACAACAAATATCAACGGAATTAATGACTGGCAGGTAGGTGACTGGATTGTATTCCATGATACTACTTGGCAGAAGGTTGATAACAGTGACTCAGTAAGCAGTGTATTTGGAAGGGTTGGTAATATTGTTGCTAATCAATCTGACTACTCAGCATTTTATCCGTTAATAGCAGACATTAAGGATGGAGTTCTTACTGTTCAGGGTACAGGAGTTCTGTCAGGATCAGGCACATTTAGTGCTAACCAGGCTACTAATAATACAATTACTCTTACACATAATTCTGTATCAAGAACAGATACAACATCTACTCAGACTCCATCCTTTGGTGGGTCATTTACAGTTGTTGACAGCGTTACATCATCTGCTGAGGGTCATGTTACGGCTATCAATACTAAGACTGTAACTGTCCCTAGTACTATTGCTACTTCTACACAAACAGGACTGCTAAGTAATACTGATTGGATTACATTTAATTCAAAGCAGCCAGCTGGTAACTATGTTACAACAGATACGAATCAAACAATTACAGGTGAGAAGTTATTCTCAGGGCTTGCATTGCAAATTGCTTCAGCAGGTACAGCAAGTCCTACAATAATTCGAAACACTAGTGCAACAACAGGAAGCACTGCTGGATACAATACTATTGGATTCAATTCAGGCAATAACATCTTTGTAGATACAACAAACAAGGGAGGTTTTATACTTGCTTTTAATAATAGTGTATCTAATAGAACATACACTTTAAAAGATGCGAGCGGAACTTTAGCGTTTACAAGCGACATTCCAGCCAATCCAGTTGGTG